ACTTTGTGGTGATGCCAATGTCAGGGGACTTACCAGAAAGGTAGTCACCAGCAGACTGAAGAAGGTCGATCACATCCTTGCCACCGTCACTGCCACGGTTCAGGATCTCGTCTTCCAGGTGTTCCAGGTGGGTGTTTTTCATACCCATATTATACAGCGTATTCTTCTGCAGGAGGGAGGCTGAGGACACTTTTCTAACTGGTCAAACTCTTTGATTTTTAAGAGAGGGGACATTGTTACAAGCCCAAATAGCATCCCCATGAAGCATATTCATATCACTTTTTCTATCTAGATGTAGGGCAGAAGTTATGCTAGGTAACCTATCAATAAGTAAAGCAGTAGAAAATCTGTAAGTTCCCTTAGAAGCAGATCCCTTTGTTCTTACTCTAAGTTTCATTGACGCATTGATGCCAAAGATATTTTTTGCTCCAACATATTTCAATCCATTAGGATCTTCTCCCAAATAATATAATCCCGCACCACCAATTTGAATATAATAAACCCTCTTTTCTTTATAGTAACTAGCAAATGTTCTTAGATAAGAGTCATCAAACAGATAACTACTTGGATAGTTCTGCAAATCTGCTTGCTTTTCGTTTCCAGGAACTTGAGAACTATTATTATACTTAAACAAGTTTGGTTGACCTTTCCAAACTTTACCGACTTCTGTAGGTACATTCATTTTATTCAAAAGACGCCTCATTTCTATAGAGGCAGCATCCTGTGCTCCAGTCAATTGCCACCTACCCCCATCATGCTTTAAACTACTTTGACCAAAGTCAACATTAAAATCTAACTTTACTTCTATCTTGGCTTTTTTACATCCATTTGTTGACTTTGGTCCCGTATAGTTTGGTAACCACAATTCCAAATCAGCTGCCGTAGCATCGGATCCAGCAGGAGTAAATCCAACTGGAGTCATTCCAAGATCACGATAGTTTGAAAATAAAGCCCCCTCATAAGCAGTTCCCTTATTTTTAACTAGAGCTTTATCAAATGGTTGCTTTAACCAGTCCTCATAGTCTGGATCAGATCCATATACTCCCGCAGGATCAGCAACTACTCTAGCCATAAAAAAGAGGGACTATTCTTCCCTCTTATTTAGATACTCTTTTTCAGTCTGGTAGGGAACGATCTTACCAGTTTTCAGTTCCCAAGCATAGATGATATCTGGTATTAACCACTGGTCCACACGATAGCAATACTCCCAGTTCACAGGTTTAATGCAGTTCATCACAACAACCTGAAAGAATACTACCGTGTAGTTCCAGATGGTATACATCATTCGTTATCAAAGAAAGGTCCGAAACGACCACTGCTACCAGGTTTCCGATCTTCTAGCATATCAAAGATAGAATCTGTGGATGAGATATGGTCAATCTCTTTAATCAGATTGGCAATCTGAGAGCAAACTAGTGGACGTTCACCCCTAGCAGCATATGCCAATGCGTTACGCAAAGAGCTTGCTGCTTCATTCAAACTTTCTTGAACAGATTCAGATAGTGCCATCAGTTTCTTCCTCCTCATCAACGATCATTAGTTTGGAAAGTTGCTCATCAATGTCAGAAATTACTTCACGAATCAGAGTAATCCGTTCAGGGACATGATTCTCACCATAACCCTTTTGTGCTTCGGTAAGAACCTGAAGCATCCAGTATGCTTGAATGGGTTTAACTTCAAGTGTTAGATTAGTAGTTTCGGTCACAGGTCTCCCTCCTTACGATTTTCAGAATAATGGACATCAAACTCACCACCAGGGTAACGAGACTTCAGTTTCTCAACATTCATCTCAATAATTTCTTCTGGAGAAACATCGAGTGCCATACATGCTTGCATGAAATACCACATGATATCACCCATCTCACGTTTCAGATGAAACAAGTTCTCTTCGGTCGGTTCTTTACCCTGAAAGACAATCTTCTTTACAACCTCAGTGAATTCACCAGACTCAGCACACAGACCTACAGCAGCAGTAAGCATTCGCTCGGAAGGAAAACCTTGCCCCTCAAGTTCTTGAATACGATAGACAAACGCTTCGTGCTCTTTGCTTTGAACAGATGTGACTGCATTGACGAACTTAGCATACTTTAGAAAATCAATCATTTTATCAAACGGTAAATGGTTCTTGTTGGGTATCGGGAAGGTATTTGTCCCTATCGTACTGTTGCTTCAGAAGATCAGGATGGGGTGCATATAAAGGACCCTCGTAGTTGCCAGCAAAAACAACTTCGTTAGTAGGAAGTGCTTTTGGCATTTCAATATCAACTACAGGACCCATGAGATGATTGGTGTTTTTGACATACGAACGTCCACCAGGAAACATCTCTACAAGCATTTTAGCATCTTGCTCTGTTCCACAGTCAGCAATCTTTTTACCAGTAGCAGTATCGATGACTGACCAGTATTCATCAGGTAGGTAGTTACTCAAAACTTCAACTTGGCAAATTTGTCTTTGAAAGATGAATCTTCATTGTATTCGATATCGTCACCTTTGTCAAGGATATCGTCTTGTGCAGACTGCTCACAGTCGTACAGTCTCATTTTAGCACGGTCGATACCCACTACAAATCTCTTGAAGATAGTTGGATCATTATATCGATTCTTCAACTGTTTCACCATAATCTGTCCCAGTCCTTCCAATTCTTCGGTGCTAATAAGGGCAAACATAAGATCAGCAGTAGCAGGGAGACCAAAGGATTCACTAGTGTCAGTGAGGTCAACGTCACTGCTACTATAACCAGAACGAGTGGTCTGGGTGGCAGATACGATAGGGACCTGGGCTTCGACAGCCAATCCTCTAAGTTCTTCTGCAATCGATTTAATATAGCTATATGAATTGACAGAACCCATCTTGCTATACCTGGAACTAGCACAGATATTAAGATAATCGATAAAAATAATGTCTGGTTTGAAAGACCGTTTAAGTTGAAGTTCATTAAGAAGTGATCTGAAATGTCCTTCATGGGCAGCAGCAGTAGGATACTCTTTGATGATCAGAGTGCCTTGAGTTTTCTTAGCAAGGTTATTTACCTTGTTCTCAAACATCTGCTTTGGAAGATCACCAATATCTTGGATGTTTACGTTCAAGAGATTAGCGTCAATTCGTTCTGCAATTTTTTCTTCAGCCATCTCAAGCGTGATATAAAGCACATTCTTCCCCTGTAGTAAGACGGAAGATGCGACATGGCACATAAAGAGACTCTTACCGACACCAGTGCCAGCCAGAGCAATGTTAAGAGTTTTATTCGGGAGCCCACCTTTTGTAATCTTGTTAAAGAATTCGAGATCAAACGGAATCTTGTCTTCTTTTTGGTGGTAGAAATCGTAACGGTCTTCATAGTCCTCCAGATAATCGTGACCGACGTTGTTGTCAAAACAAACTGCTAGAGCATCCTGAAGGATTGCTGGAATAGCATCTCTATTCTTTTTCTCATCACCACCATCCGCAATGCGAATGGATTCCATCAGTGCCAGATAGATGGCACGATCCTTACACCACTTCTCTGTGGCATCAAGTAACCACTGTTGATTGATCTCTTCGTTCTCAAGACTATTAGAAACTTCTACGGTCTCAGAATATTCCTGCTGAGTGAGATCAGTTCTATCTTTGATTTCAATGCCAAGAATCTCCTTCGTTGGCATTTTATCGTACTTGGCAATAAAGTTGGCAATCTCTTCAAAGACTACCCTCTCAATCCTAGAATCAAAATAATCAGGCTCAATGAAGGGAAGAACCTTTCTAAGGAAGTCCTCATTGTAGATTAGATTAGTAAGGATTGTCCTTTCGATTCTGTCCTTCATAGGTAATGAAAATAACCACTGATAATGTATTTGTCCCCACTGACAGGAGGGAGTCCTGCATGAGGAAATAACCACAAGGGTGGGAATACTACCATTCTACCACTCTTCGGTTTGATGTGATTCATATCACCATTATATCCTGTAAAAAGAGTTTCACCACCCTCTTCTACATCATTCAGATATGTGAAGAAGGCAAGATATCTTTTCGCAGACTTGTGATCGGCAACGTCAACGTGCTCATCAAACCTATCTTTTCCACCAGGAGTATACTTCTTGATACGAAACATTTCCCAGGAATGTTTCTCTGGTAGAAACTTAATCTTCAAATCATCAACATACTTTTTGGTATGTTCTTTACATGCGTCAGCAAGTTCTTTAGAGAACGGATGCGATGCTCCTAAGTTCTTAGTCAGATTATACTGCGTGAAAGTAGGAAGTCCCCCATGATCTACAGGATCATGGAAGACTTTGTTTGCCTCAAAGAAACTAATCAGTTTCTTACAGAACTCTGGGTCTAGAGCATCGTCATATACTCTGACGTAATCAGACAGAAGCTCCATAGGAGAACTCCTGTTGTGCCGTTTCGTCTAGTGCTTGGAGGACTTCTGGAGTGAAATACTTTTCGGGTTCTGCGAGAATCTGTTTAGCATAGAGCTTTTTACCATCGATTTCGTATCGACCTGCGACGTTCTTCCAGAGACCGCCAATCTCACCGAGTTCAAGAAGACCATAATAACGATCAAGACCACGCTCGTCGTAATACAGACGTACTTCCACATCTTTGTTCTCCTTACTCAGACGTGACTTAGCAGTCTTAGCTTTGATAATGTTTCCGACGATTGTCGTTCCATCTTTCTCCTTCTTCTTTGAGAGGTATATGATTGTGCTAGCAGCATACTTAAGACCACTACCACCACCCATCTCTTTTGTAGGAACGTAAGCACCAATAACGTCATAGGTATGGTTAGTAACAATCATAGGAATGTTTGCTTGTCCCAACTTCAGAGTGAGCATACGGAAGGCACCCTTGACCAGTTGGGATTTGGTCATGTCACGAACTTGTTTGTCGTTCAGGGCATCTGTAATCTCTTTCTCAGTGGAAAGCATACCCAAAGAGTCTAAGACAAACATACAAGGTTTACGTTCATCTTCAGGTTTTTTTAAGTAAATGTCCACTGCCTTGAGTGCCTTACCACGGAACTCTTCAATGGTAACCACATTGACCACAACCACTCGGGTGAGATCAATGCCACGACTTTCCAAAAGACCTTTGTTTACAGCAGCCTCAGTATCAAAGTAGAGGCAATAACCATCGGGGTTAGAATCAAGAAAGTTCTTAACCACAGCGAGAGAAAAGAAAGTCTTTCCAGTACTAGACTCTCCAGCAATAGCAGTAATCTTATTGCGAGATACACCGCCAAATATACTACCTGAAACAAGTGCGTTAAAAATGTACGAACCTGTGTCAACAAATTCTTCATTCTCTTCTATATCTGCTGCTAGTTTAGTATAGTCGTCACCGATCTCTTTAACAATGTCTTTCAGAAAATCCATCAAGCTGCCATCCCGTATTGTTCACGAAGAATTTTTTTATAGGGAAGATCCTGCTCACGCAGTTCTTTCACCAGTTTCAGTTTTTGATATAGTGCAGTGTCACCTCCCAGTGCCATTGCCTTTACGATAGTATCGAGTTCTTTATCATCGATAGGCAAATCCATTCAGTACCACCTCAGTGTTTGTAAGTATTCTAGCACATTCTCACGAACATCCAACAGTTCGGTATAGCACTTTTGATTATGAGCACATTGCCTCAGTTCGTTGTCTGGTTTGAGTACAGACTCAATAAAAAGATCTAATCCCCTGTTCCACTTTTGTTGCTTAGTCTCATTGTCTTCAATTGAATTCTGATCCTTCATTCCGTTACCACCTTGATTTTGTGAATGCCGCTACTAAATTCGGCAGAGATCATATTGAAAGAAATACTAATCCTATCCCCAAGTTGTTCATTATTATATCCATGTGGAAGATGACTATTCCATAGCAGAAGATCTCCTGACTCTGGGGTAACCTCCCAGGCAGGAAAAGAGAACTCTGTCAGATTTTCATAATCTTTTTGGATTTGAAAATATGGAAAGGGCATAGTATCCAAAAGAAACTGTTTCTGAAAAGCAATAGGAGTATTGCCAGAAACAAACTTAGGATAGTATGTTCCAGATATAATACAGTTAGAGTGGTTATGTCTGTATTGAAAACCACCTTTATGGCAAAGGTTAATCCAAGAATCTAAGATGATAAAATTCTGATGCTTGTAAGACAGAACATCTTTAGCAAAGGTATTGGCAGACTCTAGAATAAAATCTGACAAACCCTTGAACTCAGGTTTCTTGAGGACATCATTCATCCACCAAGACCTACCATCTTGCTGACCACTGGGATCATTAGATTCAATGATCTTCCTGACGTTTTTCAGAACCTTTGGGTTCTCATCATACTTGAATACACTAACGGGTTCAGGAAATATAGAGTAGGTTTTCATAAAAAGAACATCTCAAGGTTTGCGGTTTTCTCAACGTTCCATCCAATAACATCAAGGATGATTTTAAGGGGATCTAGAAAAGACTTTTCAAACTGCAAGTCATAGTCAACATAACTATTCAGTTCAAGTTCTTTGGGGAAATCTTGAATGAAAGAAATCACATTCTCGTGAATGGGATTCGGACTTTTCAAATAGCAGAATTTAATCTTTTCTCCATTATCAATCAAAGAATATTTATTGGTGAGTTTCCTATCTTTGATAAGGTGATTAAAGAGAAGAGCACCACGAACATGAATGGGAGTTCCCTTCACATAGATGCTATTACTACTCTTGTACTTCTGTACGTCGGATGCTGTCCTTGGGAAGGAAACACCCTCGGGGGGAAGTGACTTAAACTTACTGCGACAGTTGTCGATGTAAGTAATAATGTCATCTTCGGTGCCCGTCATCATCAACTTTAGGGCACCCTTAATCATATCACGGCAAGCTGCAGGTGTCGATGACTTGACCGCCTCAATGCCCATAATCTTAAGTTTTGGTTCAGAATATTGAACACCCTCACTGTTCCAAACATTAAGAATGTATCGTTTCTTGGCAGTCCAGATTCCACGGTCAGCAATGTTCTCCCGTTTCATCTGCATCTTCTGATCATACGCATTAACGTAAGTTGCCAAGTTCTTGTAACTCTTATCAATGAACGGCTCAATTTGATCTTGGCAAGCTTTATCGAGAAACTCAACGACCTTCCCTTTATCACAAACTCCGTCAGGAAAGATACGGTCAACCAGAGGACCAAGATGTAGATAAATTGAATCAGTATCAGAAGCGATAACGTAATCATTGTTATCTGTTTTGAGAATCTTATTTAGGTACTCGTTCATCCGATTCTCAATCCAACGAATGGAGACCTGACCACTCAAGGTGATTGCTTCTGCGTTAGCAAGCTTGTAATACCTGAAGTATTGGTTACCGATGGCACCATAAGCAGAGTTAAGGGCAATCTTCTTTGCCATCTGAATATTGTTACATCTCGCAATCTCTTTCTTAAGTGCTTCGGTAGGAGTCTTCTCATACTCCTGCTTTGCCTTAAGCATCCGTTTCTTGAAGATGACACGTTCCCCGTACATCTTATCCATCAGTTCTGGAAGGAACCCACGCACGTCCTTACGGTACATAGCACCGTTAGCACAGACGGCATAATCCTTGTGCATCTCGAAGTTAATCTCTTCCTTCAGGATCCTTTCAACAGATGCAGTGGGATGCCGTTCCTCAAGGAGGGTTTCTGGCGAGATGTTGTACTGCATAATAAGGTGAGGATACAGACTATTAAGGTCAAAAGACACAACCCAATCATACTTTCCAGGAATCGGTTCCTTGACGTATGCTCCTGCATATTTGTCACTCTTAGATGAATCCTTTTTGGGGGGAATAACAATGTTATTCTTCTTCAGATAGTTATAAATGATCGTGTCCCACATCCTTACCTGATAGAACACATCGTTATAGTTCACCTTAGCATCATATGCCATGGTGATAGCAAGTTCAATCAGTTTCATCTTGTCTTCCAGACGGTCAACAAGTTCTACGTCAATGATGTTGTATTCTACAAACTTCTGCCACCCATTCGTGTAGAAGTCTTGGAAGGTATCAAACTCAGAGTGGTCTAGTTTTTTCTGTCCAAGTTCCACAAAAGCAATATGGTCCAGACGATAAGATTCCTGGTTGGTGTAAGTGAACTTACGATACAGTTCTAGATAATCCAACTGGGTGATACCACCCACGTCATAGGTCTTATACTTCTTGCCCTTAATAAACAGTTCTTTCTGACTCACCAGACCCCAGGGAGAGAACCTACGGCACCTCTTCTCACCCAGGACCCTATCAATGCGTCCTACCAAGTACGGGATGTCAAACAACTGGATATTCCACCCAGTCACAACATCAGGCATGTTCTCTTCCCACCACTGACTAAAGTCAGAGAGCATGTCATATTCATTGTTGAACTGCTTGTAGTAATGATTACCCTGCTTCAACTTGAACGGACCTACACCCCAGGTGATAATCTCCTTAGTGGTGTAGTCCTGAATAGTAATAAGAAGAATCTCCTGGTCTGCAGACTCGACATCAGGGAACCCATTCTCAGAACGGGTCTCAATATCAATGGTCAGCAGACGAATCTTACTAATGTCAAACTTAATCTCTTCTTCTGGATACTTGTCAGCAATATACTGATAGATATACCTTTCATTACCATAGACGGCAAAACCATCTACGTTCTCATACTGCTTAAAGAACTCCCTACAGTCACGAACGGTGCCAGGTTTAACTGGTTGAACATACTCACCCTCTAGGGTTTTATAGTAGGTTTGTTTTTTAGAAGGCACAAAAAGAGTCGGGTGGTACTCTTCCCGAACCATGAAATGTTTACCATCTTCATAGCCTCGGACAAGGAACCGATCCCCGACCATTTGAACATTAGTGTAGAACTTCATTCAATCGATTTCAAATACTTGTCAAGCAGTTCACCCTTGGGGTCAACAAAGGTCAGAACGTCATCTGATCTAATCATTATATCATTTTGGTTGGTGAAATCCAACCAGTCTTCGATCTCAAGTGAAGGTCTATTTACGATGTATGGTTTAACCAACCGACAGTCGGGTTCACCAATCTGCCCCATCACCTCTTCAATCTGAGAGATCAGAAGAGTATTATTCTTCAGTAAAAGACACTTGATCGGCATCGTCTCCATTGGTACATTCCTCGTACATTTCTAAAAGATCTTTGATCGGATTGACATAGGTGACAATCCAATCTTTAGGCACCACCATTTTCTTATCTGCGCTCAGAGCAATCCAAGACTCTAAACGAACATCTAACCTATCTGGTGTCTGAATACCGTCCTCGGTCAGCAAAATGTTTCCAGTATTGGTACTGACCACCAAAGGATTTTCAAACAGGAATCCATAAATCTTATCTTCTGCGACAAGTTCCTTTAGATCAGAAATCACTTGCTCACCAGACTTGAGCAAAACAAGTTTTACAGACATACGATACTTCAATCCTTAATCATTATAGCAATAAAAATGGGAGGTGTCAACTGGATTTTGCCAGTTACCTCCCGTGGCATTGCGCCGACGATATTCAGTTCTATTTAGAGATAGTCCTTTCGTTGATGGTGCTCGGGAACTACTCTTCCCAATGTGATTGAGAGTAGTCCGTCTTCGAAGGTGACATCTTTGACGATGGTGTCGTCGGATAAAGTCCATGCTCGTTTAAAACTTCTTTGAGCCAGACCCTTGTGGATAAACGTCGATTCGGATTCGGTGTCTGCCCTTTCCCCTTCGACAAAAAGTTTTCCATACTCCGTGAAAGCATGAACTTCCTCCTTTTTAAATCCTGCTAATGCGATTTCCAATCGTGACTCATGATTATTTAACTGAATCAGATTATACGGAGGGTAGTTAGATGAAGTTTGTTGAACATCGAAGATTCGTTCAAAGTAATCATCCAACCCAATACTGTTCCTTGTAATCCGTTCAAGAAGCGCAGGAAGATCGTCAGCGTAGTAACGTGCGAGGTTAGTCATTTGTACTTCTCCTTATTAAAGCGAGATTAGATTGTGTGGACCCTTTCGGCATCCATTACTAATTATAAGAGAAGACAAAAAAAGACGGGTGGTGAATCCCGTCATTTTGTAGCGTATATTCCGTATGTAGCGTGTCACGCACGAAAGGTGACGTTCTATTTATTCGGTTACTTCGGTCTTTTTACGACCAATGTTATATTTCGTTTCGAGAATCCAATCACCTTTATCCTTGAAGGACAGGACTTTGATTTGATTCAGGGGT